GGTTAACATTTCCATTTTCTAAGACTCTTATTTATCCTACTGTTAGGATCATTAGCAGTCTTTGCACTTGTTAGTTTTTTCTTCATTCCACTCATTCTAGCACAAAATGATTTGCGACGATTTGCTGCTTTTGATCCTGGTTTTAACTTTGATGGTTTTGTTGTAACTGCCATAGAAAGTTTTGAACCTGGGTTCTCACGGCGATATGATTCGATGCCCTTTCTATTTAACCCACCAGATTCTGACTTGCCTTCTTTACGTTGCCATGCTGCGACTTCATCAATCTGTTGTTCTTCTTTTACACAAGAACCTTTCTCATATGCTTTTTTACCTGGTGCAGGTTTGTAACCTGACCAGCATCTTTCGTCAACTTGCTCGACTTCTTCTTTGACTTCAGCTTGCTTTAAAATACCACGAACAAGAGGCGCTTTTAATTGTCTATGTCTTGGTACTGCAATATGGTCTTTTGAAGACGGATGGGTATAAACATCATGACTACCTGATGTTCGTGATAGTGCCCATCCTTTTTTCTTCAAATGCTGATGAACTGCTCTGGTGTCCATATTAGCACCAGGCATTTCATCTAATAGTTCTACTTCTTCGGATATAAAAGCTTTGAATGTTTTCATAGTCTTTATTGATTTAAGGTTTTATATGTTATTTATTAATACCAATAATTATGAATTAGATCCATGCATTCCAAAAGATTTCTCTGTTATATTGCTCAAATAGATCAAGTCCCAAATATTCAACACAATTAACAGTTGTCTTACTCAGACTTGGTTTTATCTTGTGAAGATCAGGAAGTCCAACAGCAAGATCGTTATAATCTTCTCTTTGTTCAATTTTTTCAAAATTGTGTTCGAAACCTGGGATTTCGAAAAAGTCATAAATTCTTTTTGTCTGTCCCTTTGGCATACTGCAATACTTGTTGTAATCAACAAATAGCATTCTATCGAGATATCCACTTGTAATTGCGTCTTTTATATTTCTATGAGTCATACCCAAAGCGCCATCTGGATTTGCGTAGTAGTATGCCCGTGATGCAATTGATGAACCTTCTCTTAATTTAAAATCTGTCTTAGTATAAAACAATGGATTCTCACGGCGTAATTTCTCAAATGAAGTTAGAATCTCAGCTGGATTTCTAACGCAAACTAAAATTCTCACTTCTTTTTGAAATATCTCTTCTAGTAATGGAATCAAAGTTAACCATGCTCGATCTTTATCAAAAATTATTGGCTTATCTACAGAGTCATAATATCCATTAATCATGCCTTTAATAGCACCAGCTTTTGCTTTGTAATTTGGATACTCTTGATGAGTTTCTGTAACGTCCCAGTTTGCATGAACACTTGCAATCATCGTAGCAAGTGTACTAACTGCTTCACCATGTATTTGTGGATTTTGATCCAAAACTTTTGTTATTAGTGTTGTACCTGATCTTGGTAGACCAGATATAAAATTTATTGTTTTCATATTATTCCTTTTCAATTCGATTATTAAACTTCATTATTAATTCATTTTTAACTTTTTCAAACGTATTATCCCATTTACCAAAAATGGTTTGTCTAAAAACTTTTGTTGTCTCCAAATACCATGGACTATGATCACCACCATATGCCCAAATGTGATATGGTAAAATTGGTACTATCACCCAAGTTGGTTTACCCATCGCAGATGCAAGATGAGCAACACTTGTGCATGATGTTATGACTAAATCTAAATTCTCTATACACGCAGCAGTATCTTCCCATGATATAAGAAGATGTTGTAAATCAACAATACCTTCTGGTAACTCTCTTAAATCATCATCCTTTTGCAATGAGTAGAACTGAACATCTTCATTAACTTCTTTATACAGATTTATCAGATTCTCTGCTGGAAAAACTCTGAACTGTTGGTGTTCGAATTTTGGATTACCACTCCATCTAATTCCAACTTTATACTTTTTATTACCGAGCATTGTTTTCCAAATATTAACACTTTCTGGCTTTGCAAAAATGTATGGTTCATTTGGAATATTTTCTGCTGTGTGCCCAAAAAGCCAACTAGAGCTAAATCCAGGAATCCAAAAATCATGAGGCGTAGTAGTAACTTCGTTTAGCGTTATGCATTGTGTGACACCTGGTATTCTCATCATTATAGAATGCAAAGACTTATCACAACACAATACGCAGTTACCGCCTCTTTTCCAAACTTCTGTTGCAAATCTTGCCTGAATTATGTTATCACCATAACCACCCTCAAGATTAATTATAACAGTTTTTTCCGTTAAATCATCATTATGCCATATAGGTTTCGTGGTATTAATTCTTGGTGCGCCATATACATTAAGTGGACGACCGTATTCTAAACATTGAAAACCTTCTTGAAAATTTCCTTGATATATTAGAAACCAACCTTTGTTAAATTTTGCTCTTGGATTGTCAGGCTCAATTTTTTCAATTTCTTGTGCCAACTTCCATCCATCATCAAATCTACCACGAATCATTAAATTTAATTGCTGATCAATCAAATGCATATTAATATCTCTCCCATATTATATTACTTTAACTATTGCTAGTGTGTGATATCCACCAGCACTTACACTTCTCCACGATCTTGTTCCTATTTGTACTGGTGATGATTTGTCATCTATAGTACCATCACCTAGTTGACCGCTAGAATTTCTACCCCAGGCAAACAATAATTCATCTGAACGAATTGCTACATTATGGTATTTACCAGCAGATACAGCAGTCCAAGAACTAGACCCTATTTGTACTGGTGATGATTGTGTAACTGTAGTGCCATCACCCAATTCACCACTGGAATTATATCCCCATGCGAATAGTGCGCCATCTGTTCTAATTGCTAATGTATGATATTTAGAAGAAGATACAGCAGTCCAAGAACTAGACCCTATTTGTAATTTTTCCAAGGAAGAAAAATTAGATCCATCACCTAATCGTCCATAGGCATTATCACCCCATGCGAATAACAGACCATCAGAACGAATCGCTAGTGAATGATATTCACCAGCAGATATAGCGGACCAAGAACTTGTTTGTGATATATTTCTCGGAGTTGTTGTATTTAACAATATAGATCCGGTCGTTGGTGTTTTCGATGGGTAAATATTATCAAAACCCCAGTTATATCTAAGATTATTATCTTTTATCCCGACTGACGAAAAAATGGTGCTGGATATTTTTATCCAAGAATCGGATCCTATTTGCACTGGCGATGATCTATTAATTAAAGTGCCATCACCTAGTTGTGCGCTATAATTTCGTCCCCAAGCAAATAGCGATCCACCAAAACGAATTGCTAATGAATGTTGTGCACCTGGGCCCGCTGATACAGCAGTCCAAGAACTAGACCCTATTTGTACTGGTGATGATTTAGAAACTATAGTACCGTCACCTAGTTCACCATAAAAATTTGATCCCCATGTAAATAGTGCGCCATCTGTTCTAATTGCTAACGAGTGTTCTTCACCAGCAGATACAGCAGTCCAAGAACTAGACCCTATTTGTACTGGTGATGATTTGCCATTTATAGTACCATCACCAATTTGTCCTCGTATATTATATCCCCATGCAAATAGTGCTCCATCTGTTCTAATTGCTAATGAGTGATCACTACCAGCAGATACAGCAGTCCATGAACTAGATCCTATCTGTACAGGTGATGACCTGGTAGTTACACTACCATCACCTAGTTCGCCATAGATATTATCACCCCATGCAAATAAAGCGCCATCTGTTCTAATTGCTAGTGCGAAATCTTCGCCAGCAGATACAGCAGTCCAAGAACTAGACCCTATTTGTACTGGTGATGACTTGTCTACTGTAGTGCCATCACCTAATGATCCATAAGCATTTCTACCCCAGGCAAATAGTAGTCCATCAGAACGGATAGCCATTGTAATATGATTACCAGTAGATACAGCAGTCCAAGAACTAGTTCCTATTTGTACAGGTGATAGTCTATCGGTTGTTGTTCCATCACCTAGTGATCCCGCGAAATTTCGACCCCAAGCAAATAGTAGTCCATCAGAACGAATCGCTAGTGAATAAGGACTACCTGAAGAACCTACAGATATTGCAGTCCAAGAATTAGTATCAGATTCAACCGCCTCTGTACCAATTTGACCCTCATTATTACTTCCCCATGCAAATAAAGCACCATCTAGTCTAGTTGCTAAAGAATGTTTTTTGCCAGCAGATACAGCAGTCCAAGAACTAGTTCCTATTTGTACAGGTGATGACTTGTCTAGTGTAGTGCCATCACCCAATTGTCCATCTGAATTCCAACCCCATGCAAATAAAGCACCATCTGTTCTAATTGCAAAAGTATGATTTTTACCAGCGGATACAGCAGTCCAAGAACTAGTTCCTATTTGTACAGGTGATGACTTGTCTAGTGTAGTGCCATCACCTAATTGACCTAGATTATTATATCCCCATGCAAATAATGCGCCATCAGATCGGATTGCTAATGAATGATATTCACCAGCAGATATAGCGTTCCAAGAATTGTTTCCCAAAAAGAAAGGTGAAGATCGATCATTTGTAGTACCATCACCCAATTCACCAAAATAATTATAGCCCCAGATGGATAAAAATTTATCAAATACTGGTGCGGGAGGTGCTATTCTTAAACCACCTGAATGATAACCACCAGCAGTTATGGAATTCCAAGAATTCGTTCCAACTTGAACTGGTGATGAGTAGTTAGTTGTGTCATTATTTCCTAATTGAGAATAGATACCTTCGCCCCACGCAAACAATAATCCATCTGTTCTAATTGCAAGTGAATGATGTTCTCCTGCTGCAACAGCAGTCCAAGAACTAGTACCTATTTGTACTGGTGATGATCTGGCAGTTATACTACCATCACCTAATTGACCATCTCCATTTAAACCCCATGCAAACAATGCACCATCTAATCTGATTGCTAGTGAATGTCGACCTTCTCGGGCGGCTGCAACAGCAGTCCATGAACTAGATCCTATTTGTACAGGTGATGACTTGTTAACTGTAGTGCCATCACCCAATTCACCGTCTGTATTACTACCCCATGAAAACAACCCACCATCTAATCTGATTGCTAGTGAGTGATAATCACCAGCAGATATAGCAGTCCATGAACTAGTTCCAATTACTACAGGTGATGATCTGTTAGTTATACTTCCATCACCTAGTTGACCACTAGTATTTCCACCCCAAGCAAATAACAATCCATCTGATCGAATTGCTAATGTGTGAGCGCCGCCCCCAGCTAAAGTAGTCCATGAACTAGATCCTATTTGTACAGGTGATGACTTGTTAACTGTAGTGCCATCACCCAATTCACCACTGGAATTATATCCCCATGCAAACAAAAATCCATCTGAACGAATTGCAAGTGAATGATATCCACCAGCGGATACAGCAGTCCAAGAATCAGTACCTATTTGTACTGGTGATGATCTATATGTTGCAGTACCATCACCTAGTTGTCCTTCAAAATTTCTACCCCAAGAAAATAATAGACCATCCGATCGAATTGCTAATGTATGGTATGATCCACCAGATACCGCAGTCCAAGATTCAGTTTCTGTTCCTATTAATACTGGTGACGATCTATCAGTTGTCGTTCCATCACCTACAGGACCTGCGCTGTTATATCCCCACATGAATAGGGAATTACCATATGTTTGTGGTGGTGAAGATGGATATTGTTTGGCTAAAAGACTTTCTAATAGAAGCATTTTACAATTGTGGCCAGTTGATTTCTTCGTAAGAAGAAATAGTTAAATTTTCATATGTTTGTGGTAAATCTCTTAACGCTTGTCTGTAAACTGTCCATTTATTTTTTGTTTGCTCATCAAATATTTGTTGTGTATCGAATAATTGTGTCCAGTCTGACTCTTGAAGTAATTTATTTCTTTCTTTTCTCAAACGATCCATTAGTCTATTTTTCTGTACCGGTGGTCTTGGTTGTACTCTTAAAGTTTCTATGACTTCATTTTCCACGATAGAGTGTTCATAACCAACTAGAGCTAATTGAGTTGCATCATATGTCTGATGTTGTTTCACAATTTTATACCAACCAAGTGATCTTAAAAATTCAACATCATTTTCAAGACGATACAGTCCACTAATATTCTTCCAGTTTTCTGGAAGATTTGTGTAAACACCTTTGATATTGTTATCTTCTACTAAAGCCCAATTTGACATATGTTGCTCCGTTATTTACTATCAGGCATGGACAAAACTCCGCGCCAGTTTGTGCCACCGTCATCTGTTATAAATGCAAGAACATCAACACCAGTAGTTATTAGAGTTGGTGCTGCTGAGTTTGGCCATCTGACAGTATTTGGCCAAACTATTGTTGTCGAACCACCGTTTTCTAATTTGAGTATAAACCCACAAGCATTTGGTGATGCTAAAGCATTTGTAAATGCAAATGTAGTAACTCCATTTACGTTTGCAGAAACATAATTGCCTAAAGCTAAATTAATTGTTACGTTACCGGAAACAACACCTAATTGATTATGTTTAATACCATAATTGACAAATACACCATTGTCAACTCTTAAATTGCTACCGAGTGAAATCGAGGCTGTATTAAGTGTTACATTAGATGTTGTGAAAATAATACTTGATGCGTTTAATGTAATGTTTGCTCTATTACCCCAACCATTAATTGCATCACCGTTTAAACCTGCCTCTAATATAAGATCGCCACCTTTGGCTGTTGAATATAGATCACCGTGTCCGGCTTGTATCGTAATATCACCACCACGAACATTAGTTGCAGCACCACCGAAAATTTTCACTTCTCCGCCATAGAGTCTACCATTACCACCGCCAATCAATACATAACCACCATTTTTTCCATCACCTGCATAAAGAGAGAAATCACCACCAGATATTTCTCCGGCTGTATTTTGACCTGCTAAGGAAATATCTGCTTCGTAAATTGTATTTGCTTCAAATTCTATTTTACCTGAAGTTACGATGAATGGTGTGCTTCCAGAGTAACCAGAATAGCCTGAATAACCAGATATTCCACTATAACCAGATATTCCAGAATAACCAGATATTCCAGAATAACCAGATATTCCAGAATAACCAGATATTCCAGAATCACCGCTATAGCCAGAATAACCAGAATAACCAGATATACCAGATCCACTATAACCTGACAATCCAGAGTCACCAGAATATCCACTTATACCACTATAACCAGAATAACCTGAAATGCCAGATACTGAATACTCACCAGGCATTCCGCTATAACCAGAAAAACCTGAGTAACCTGAAATGCCAGATCCGCTATATCCAGATACACCTGATCCACTATATCCAGAAAGTCCTGAGTAGCCTGATATTCCAGAATATCCAGATGCCGTGAACGCACCAGGCATTCCGCTATAGCCAGAGAATCCTGAGTAACCAGATACACCAGATCCGCTATATCCTGATACACCCGATCCAGAGAAACCTGAAAAACCAGAAATACCTGAGTATCCAGAAAGTCCTAGACCGGAAAATCCTGATCTACCAGAATAACCAGAAATTCCAGAATATCCTGATCTACCAGAATAACCAGACGCACCCGAATAACCTAGTATCGTGCCGTCATAAAGTTCAGTAAAATTTTCATTAACTTTTATGAAGGCTTCACGAAGATTATCACCATTATTATCGTTTGCTTGTATTCCTACATCTATGGTTTGTTTTGACATTTTTTATTAACCTATAGGTCTTTTTGCTTTCCAGCTTTTTAAACTAATACCTTGTTTCTTTAATTCATCTTCTTTTTGGTCAGACATAGAAGTTGCCATCTCACCACCAGCACCTATTGTTTCAGAGACTTGAGTTGCTTTGCCAGTTTTCTTTTTATTCTTTTCACCCATATCTCTATCTGGACTTTCACCAGCAGCAGCCATGGAAATACCAGGCTCTATTCCTTTGTCGATGCTTTCTTTTTGTAGTTTTTGCTGCGCCCGATTCCTGATTTCTTGGATGGTGATTTTGCCTTTGGTTTCTGTGGCGGCATCTTTTCTATCTTCGGTAATTCTTGTGTTACTGGTTCTGTAATCTGTTCTGTCACTTCTACTTTCGGTGGTGTCTCTTCTGGAACTACCACGACTGGTTCTTGTTTCTTGAATAGATTCTTTAAGAATTTCAACATTTTCGTTTCCTTCTCTTATTGTTTTACCTAGAGTTAATAATCGGTATGATGAATCATTAGAAAAAGTATAATCTTCTTCTTTTACATCGTCTGGTTCACTCTTAAGCAATTTTAAAGCTTGTTTAATTTCTTCTGGTGTATCAGCAGTAATGCTAATAGAGATTGATTCTGACAAAAAGTTTTCAAATTGCTCATTTATCTTTTTCTTTGGTTTTACAGATGTTGCTACTTTAGAAACATCAATGAGATTATCATTTACTGTACGATGCGTGACTCTCCCTTTTGTACCATATCTTCCTGTACCATAATACTGAAGACCCATGTTCTTTGCAGTCTCTGCTGCTTGTGAGCCATGTGGTGCTAATTTTTCAGCACCAGATTTACTAATTGATTCGGTATCTTTTCTTTGTAATTGTTTTGCAATCCATTTTTGTGACTGTGGTGTTTTTGATGGCTGCTTAGTAAACTCACGAATTTTTTTAAATAAACCATGCATCTCATCTTTTTTAGCTTTTACCACATCTGGATGTGCAGTTTTTAAATCTTCTGAGTTGTCAAATTCATGATAATGTTGACCAAATAGTTTTGCGTGTTCTGCTTTTGCAGCTTGAACTTTATCCCATTTTTCTTTACGAATATTCTCGGGTACTGTTCTACCGCCTTCCTGACCACGCTGAACATTTCGTGCTTGAGATACATCGTCTTTAGTATGAACCATTAGCATCTTGGATTCATAACCAAGTTTTTCTAATCGTTTCTTAATCTCTGCGATCTTTTCTGGATCATCAGCAGTACCATTGATGATCAAACCATTTCTACCATGAATAGCAAGTCTTTGGCGCAGTTCTGTAACATTTTTTGCTCTCTTACGAACAACACCTCTTTGTTCTTCTTCTGAATCAGGCATCTTTTTATCTAGATGTTCTTTGTCCATCAAATATTCAAGTGCTTTATCTGAATTAATTTCTGTCATGCCATGACCATGTAAAGTATGTTTCATGACATAATCTTTACCAGATCCAGGACCGCCACCAAGAAATACTGCTTTGAAAATGCCGTGATCATGAACACCTTCGTTCAACAGATTTTCAAATTGAATATTGATATTTTCTTTGATTTTCATGCCATGTCTAACATGATCGTATAATTCTTTTGCGTGTTCTTCTTTGACATGAGAAGGTATACCTTTACGGAATTCATGATAATTTCCTTCGGTAGCGTGTTTTCTCATTTTTGATGCAGACATACCAGAAGCATCATCTGCATCAGGATCTCTTTCTCCCGCAGAATGAACTTCAATATGTTTAAAATTATAGTGTCCGTGTGGACCAGATTTGCCGTTGTATGTATTGATTAGTTCATGATAATGATGTACACGATCACTACCAGCAACCATATGTAAATGGGTGACACCTTGCTTATGCAAATCAGAAAGATGATGCATAAGCGTAGGCTTTTCTTTACTTGCTGCGGAAATATTTGTATGAGGGAAGAATCGCTTTGCGTGTTTTAACTTCTGTTCAGCAGAAAGAGGATTCTTTTTTGCGTCTTGTGTATGAGAGACAACAACGTGATGAGGTGCATCATGCTTTTTGGCTATCTCATGAACTTTATTAACTAAAACTTCATGACCAGTTGTTGGTGGATTCATTCTTCCGAATGCAAACACACCATGTTTTTCTTTATTTTCGTTAATAAAGTCTTTAAATTTCATTTTAGCCTCTACAGCATTAGTCTATTTATTTAGTTTTTTCTCATCTTTGCATCTCTGTCATATATTTTTTTCTGGCTGAAGCAATCACTTGATGCATATCATAGTATTTATACTCGGCGAGGCGACCACCAAATATTACACTCGGAGTCCCATCAGCAAGATCACGATATTTCATGTATTTTCTGGTATTAATCTCATCATTAATTGGATAATATGGTACTGAATTCCTGTCATATTTTGTTGGATATTCATGTGTGATGATCGTACCGTCAGATTTAGCATTTGTGAAATGCTTATGCTCAATTATTCTGGTCCATGGAACTTCCTCAGAACCATAGTTCATTTGAGCAACACCCTGGAAGTTTTCTGTATCTTGTTTACTATGGACAAAGTTCAAAGATCGATAATCTAATTCACCATATTTGTAATCAAAATACTCATCAATTTTACCAGTAAATACGATTCTTTCTGCGATATTATTGAAATGTTGTCTATTTTCAAAGTAATTTGTGTTTAGACGAACCTCAATACCATGAAGCATTTCTTCGAACATTTTGGTGTAACCATTCTCTGGAACGCCTTGATAACTGTCATTAAAATAATTATTGTCATATGTGAAACGAAGAGGTAAACGCTTGATAATATCAGCAGGTAATTCTTTGGGATCTTTCATCCATTGTTTTTTAGTATAGCCTTTAATCAACAGATTGTAGATATCAGTACCGACCATACTTAGTGCTTGTTCTTCTAAATTCGTTGGCGTTCCTTCAAATCTTTGAGACTCGATAATTCTTTTAGCCTGATCTGGCGTTGTACATCCCCATAGTTCATAGAACGTATTCATATTAAATGGCAGAGAATATACTCTACCATCAACGAAGGACTTAGGTGATAGTATGAAACTATTAAAGTCAGCAAATCGATTTACGAATTTCCAGATTCTAAAATCATTTGTATGGAAAATATGTGGTCCGTACATATGAACATCGATACCATCCTGACGCTCAGTATATGCATTTCCACCAATATGATTTCTTGATTCTAGAACAAGACATTTATAGCCGTCATCAGCAGCAAGTCTTGCAAAGGTAGCACCAAAAAAACCAGAACCAACGATCAAATATTTGTACTTCATTCTTTTCTTATCTTCCTATTATAATTCCACACAGATGAAAATAGTGTATCATCAACCCCATTTTGTTTTAGTGTTGTGATTAATGCATTGATATCTTTAGGAAAGCAATAACCACCAAATCCCATCAAACCATCTGGCCCAGGAACTTTTGAGTGACCAACGCCTATTCTCTGATCAGCAACAACACCATCACGAACAGAGTCGAAATTCATATCAAACTTTTGACAAATCTCATATAGATTATTGAAGAATGCAATCTTTGCTGCAAGAAATGAGTTGCAGAAGTATTTGATTGTTTCTGATTCTTTTGAACTTACAATTTGGATCGGTGTGTATGGAAAATGTTCATCGAATAAATCTTTCAATTGTAAACACCATTCCTGTTTGCCACCAATAATATTTCTATCGGAGTTTCTAAAGTCTTCAACAGCGTTTACCGCAGTTAAAAATTCTGGATTATGAACAACTTTAAGATCACTTCTCATCTTACAGATTAAATCAGTAGTTCCGATGGGGACTGTAGACTTAATCACAAATAGTGGATTTGTATAAGACAATTTGAGTTCATTGAAAAAGTTCAATACAAAAGATAAATCACATTCCCCATTCTCTTTCATGGGTGTTGGTAAACAAACAAAAACGATATCCGAACTCAATGTATCATTGAACTCATTTAATCGCTTTTCTTCTTTTACATCATATACTTTTGTAACTACTTTATTTTTGAAGTTTTGATAGATTGCATTTCCAACAAAACCATTACCTATAATACCAATTTTCATATTACCCTTTCATAATTTTTTCATATAAATTTTGAAAATTAACACCACCCATTTTATCAAACATATGCACAAAAGGTATATAGTCATTCATTTCTATATTCTGCCCACCTTCTGTTTGTAATTTTGATGGTATGTTAATATCTTTTGTGTAATTAAATGTCATAATAGGATTTTCATCAAATTCTATAGGCATTATAGACAAGAAAGAATGCGTTAATGCAAATATAATTTCATCTACACGGCCACCTCTAAATGCTCTTCTACATCTATAATCATCATATGAATAGAACATCATCTTCGCAATACTGAAAAACTTACCCAAGTTTAATTGTTTTCGTAAATAGAAGAAACCCCCATGCACATGAGGTACATGACGGCCAAATGCTTGTGATACTTCTTCAATATATCCCCAATGCCAATTGGGATCATTGTGTCTTCCTAACATTATAACAGGCATTGATTGTTCTGACAAGTATTTCCATAGATTATTTGTTGGTGCTTGACACAATACATCTGAATCTACAATTATTGTTTCATCGTAAACTAGATAATCATTCAGATGCAATCTTGGGTATAGGCAAAACTTTTCAAAGCCAGTTACACATTCTTTCCAGATATCACCTTGTGGTGAAAAATGAATAAATTTATCGAATATCCCACACTTGTCAGCATATATCAAATCATCTGAATGAATTAATAGGCTAACAGGCCTATTGTCACCTTGTCTACGAATAGTATTAACCAACAATACACATTCATCGATATATCTTTTACCCAATGCTATAAACAAATAACCTTGACTCATTTTAATTTATTTCCAAGATTCTAATAT